GGCTCACCGAGTCTCTCGGCAAGAACCCGCCCGTCAAAGACGGCCAGCTCGACGCGGAAGCCCTCAAGGCCTCCGTCAAGGAGTCCATCGCGGCCGAGGTCGATTACCTCGCCAAGATCACCGGATCAGGCCAGGTGCGCGGCATGGGCGGCGCCGGCACCGCGGCCCCGGTCGATGTCGATGCCAGCCTGAACGAGAGCTTCCGGGCTCTCGGCATGACCGAAAGCGGCGCGAAGATCGCAGCCGCGGGAAGGCGGTAAGCGATGGCCGGCAACCGCGTCAAGGCGCTGGGGCGCCAGTTCTACAGCTACCCGACCAACGGCGGCGCCACTTCGGGCGCTCCGTGTCGAGTCGGTGATCTGCCGGGCGTTGCCCTCGTGGACATCGACACCAACAGCGGCACGACCGTCGACTTCGAGGGCGTCTACGCTCTCGTGGTAGCGGGCACCGACGACAACGGCAATAGCGCCGTCGCCGTGGGAGACTCGATCTACTATGTCGATGCCGACACCCCGAAGCTCTCCAAGAAGGCAGCCGCGGGCCGGTTCTTCGGGACCGCCGTTGGCCCTGCCTCCGGGTCTCAGGTGGGCTCCGCCAATGCGACTCTCGTGGTCGCAGGCGTGACCACCACGACCATCGCAGTCCGCATCGGTCCGGCTCCCGCCTCTCCGGGTGGGCTGAACACGATCGGCACCACGGCGATCGGCGCGGGCACCGTCACCACGGCGGACATCGGCGCTCTGGCCATCACCACGGCGCTTATCAACAACCTGGCCGTCACGACCGGGAAGATCGCAGCGGGTGCTGTCACAGGCCCGAAGCTTCCGACCGGCCTTCTGCACGTCACCCTGGCGGACGGCACCATCGGCGCCACGGACGTCACCGTGGCCGGCATGGCTGCGACCGACGAGATCGTCAGCGTTCTCTCCTTCACCACGAAGGTCGCCATCGCTTCGGTGGCCGATCGAACGAGTGAATACGCCGCGGGCGCTGGCAAGGCCACCAAGGCAGCGGGCACCATCGAAACCGGCAACCAGCTCGTCATCATCTGGATGAGCCACACCTAAAGGAGACGTCTCGCATGGCTGAGTTCCTCGAATTGCTCGAGACGATGCGGGCGGAGGACGCCTCCACCGATCGCCTCTACAAGGGAGAGGGTCGCGCAGTCCGCTCGATGCGTCGGGACACCGACGAGTACAAGCGGTCACTGGCAGAAGCGGCCCGCCTCCTGTCCAACGCCATGAGCCGCGGGAGCCATCAGGACGTCTATCGCCTCAAGGAAGCGATGACGACCAGCGACTTCCCGTATCTCTTCGGCGACATCATCGACCGGCAACTCCTGGCCAACTACCTGGAGACGGCGGCCACCTACCGGAATTGGTGCCGGATCGCTCAGGTTGCGGACTTCCGCACCGTCAAGCGGTTCGCGATCAACGGCTCCGAGGCCGTTCTCGCTCAGGTGGAGCAGCAGGGCGAATATCCGGAGTCCAAGCTCTCGGATCTGCTCTACAGCTACGCCGTCGCGAAGTACGGCCGCTCGATCCCGTTCGCGTGGGAGGCGATGGTCAACGACGACCTGGATGCCCTCAAGGACATCCCGGCTCGCTTCGGCAAGGCCGCTCGTCGCTCCGAAGAGAAGTTCGCAACCGGGCTCATGTTCGACGCGAACGGCCCGCACGCAAGCTTCTACACGGCCGGCAACAAGAACAAGATCGTCACCGGCAACGGTGCCCTCACGAACAACCCGGCGCTCTCGATCGCCGGTCTCCAGGATGGCTTCACCGTCCTGGTGAACATGAAGGACACCGAAGGCGAGCCGATCGTCGTCGAGGCCGTGGAGCTCGTCGTTCCGCCGGCCCTCGAAGTGACGGCCATGAACATCCTCAACGCCACGGAGCTGTGGCTGAACGATGCTGGCGGGGCAACCAACCAGCAGGTTCACACGGTCAACTGGATGAAGAACCGCGTCCATCTCAACGTGAACGCTTACATCCCGATCGTCGCCGCATCGGCCAATGGCTCGACATCCTGGACGCTCACCGCGAACCCGTCCAGCCAGCGCCCGGCCTTCGAGATCGGCTTCCTCCGCGGCCACCCCGAGCCGGAAGTCTTCATGAAGGAACCCAACGCGGTCCGCGTCGGCGGCGGCGGAGTCGTCAACCCGCTTGACGGCGACTTCGACACCGACTCCCTCCGCTACAAGGTCCGCCACGTGTTCGGTGGAACACGCGAGGACTACCGCATGTCCGTCGCCTCCAACGGCACCGGCCAGGCGTAACCGCGATGAACCAGCCCGGGCTCCGATCCTTCAACCTCCTCCGGAGGATCGTCCCGGGCTGCCCTCTCCAGGCTCCAACGGAGTGCCAAGCATCGCGGCCCTGCTCGCGGCGTGGCTCGGTCCGGTCCCTGACACTCCGTTGGCCCCTTGAGGTAGTCCGATGACCCAGACCTACGATCCGTCCAGCCTGCTCGGCGTGACACGATTGCTGAGCCAGGACACCAACGTCCCGAACGCGATCTTCGAGGACGAGGAATACACCGCCCTCCTGAACCTCTCAAGCAGTAACCCGCTGCTCGCCGCCGCCTCCGCGCTGGACGTCCTCGCCGCCAACGAGATCTACGTCCAGAAGCGGATCAAGCTGCTCGACCTGACCACCGATGGAGTGCAGGAAGGCCAGCAGCTCCACGCCATCGCGCAGTCATACCGGGACCGAGTGGAGTCGGGCATCGACAATCCGGCCGGAATGTTCGACTGGGCCGAGCAGGTGGTCGACGAGTTCACCGAACGGGAGCGGCTCCTCAAGCAGCTCCTCCGCCTCCAGGATCAGACATGAACCGCGGCGCCACGGTGGACCCTCGGATGGTCGCCGGTCTGTCCCGGTTCTTTCCGAAGCTCGTAACCATCCAGTCACGGACCGACACCCGCACCCCGTCGGGGTCTGTCCTTGCGAGCTGGACAACCCGGAACGGATTGGACGCGATCCCCTGCCGGAAGGGCGTCCCCGCAGTGGCGGCCGGCGGAACCGAGAAGCGCACTGCCCCAATCGCTGTGATCGAAGAGAACGACGCCTACATCGTCCTGGCCGGGTACTTCCCGCAGATCACGTCCAAGGACTCCGCCCTCATGGATATGGTCCGGTGGGACATCGTGAACATCAACGCGGACTCCGCTTCGGCTCTGACGTATCTGAAGGTCCGGGCGCTCAACCCGGTAGCGGATGCGGGCGTCTGATGAAACACAATCACTTCCCGTCTAGCCTCGACGGTACCTGCGTCGAAATCACGGACGAGATCTGCGTGGTCCCGATCCCTACCGACTGGCACGGGTCGCCGGGCTACTACTTCTGCCACGACCGGGCGCCGGGCTCACCCGAGGCCTATGGCGGCGGCCGATGTACTGGCGGCCTCGCCAAGCATCAGGTGACAGGCACGCTCGGCCAGGCGGACTTCAACGTCTCGCCGTCGATCCTCTGTCTCGGTCAGGGCAACTGTGGCGGAATTCACGGCTTCATCCGTGACGGGAAGTGGGTTCCGGCATGAGCAGCGTCACGATCTCCATTTCGGGCATGGCCGGTGCGCAAGCACGGATCGACCGCATGCTCGCCGCGCTGACGGCAGAGCGAATGGAGGCCGCGGGTATCTCCGGCGCAATGAAGATCGTCAACGAGGCGAAGCGCAACGCCCCGGTCCTGTCCGGAACTCTTCGACGCTCGATCCACGTAGGCGGTCACACCGACCTGACGGGCGGAATTATCGGTACTGGCCGCGGGAAAACAGGTCGGGCCGACTCCAGCGCCAAGGATCTGGGCAAGGGCGAGATGAGCGCGCAGAAGGTCAACATCCGGATCGGGACCGACCTCGAATATGCCGCCCGGATCGAGTACGGGTTCAGCGGGGCGGACTCCCGCGGACGTCACTACAACCAGCCGCCCAAGCCCTACCTCCGCCCCGCCTTTGACGAACACAAGGACGCTGCGGTCAAGGAAGTCGGCGCCGCGCTGAAGATCCTGATTGAGAAGGCCCTCCGATGAGCGCCGAGCCGGAGATCGCCACCTTCCTCGCGAACTCCCCGCGGGTCTCTCCGATCCTTGGTACCGGATCGGCCTCCCGCGTCTACCCGCTCTCCATTCCGCAAGAGGCGGTCCTGCCGGCCATCGCGTACACCCGAGTCAGCAACCCGACCGCGGCAAGAGGGCAACTCAGGGAGACGCTCCGCAACCCCACGTACCAGTTCGACATCCGGGGCCTGTATGACGACGTGCTTGCGCTGGAAGAGGCCCTCGTCGCCGACATGGAATACGCCAAGTTCGGCTCCGTCCGGCAGGTTCACTACAGCGGCGCCGGGCCGGACGAACGCGAACCCGATACCGGGATCTTCACTCGCCGCGTCGAACTCACCATCTGGAGGTAACCCATGACACCCCGCCGGGACATCGAAGAAGACGAAGAGCAGGAGGCGCCCGTAGAGATCGAATTGCACGAGGATGGGGCGGTAGTCGATATCGACCCGGAACCCGCCTCTCCGTCCGTCCTAGCGGGTCCTGGGGCATCTACCGAACCGACCGAAACCGTATGGAACGGTCACCCGAACTTCGAGTGCCGTGGGGCCTGCGGAATGGTCGGCTGTCACTTCGCCACGCTCGACCGCGGAGCAGTCGTCGAGCACATCCACCTCAACCGATAGGAGACCACAATGGCTAACAACCCGATCACCGTTACCAAGCCGAAGGGCCCTTGGTTCACTCTCCCGGTCGGCGCCGGGACTCTCGCCCTGACCGAGACCGCCTCGCAGGCCGCTGCCTACGACACGATCGCCATCACCGGCAAGACGCTCGTCCACATTCGCAACTCGTCCACCTCGGTCGCGTCCACCTTCACGGTGACGAGTGTGGCGAACTACCCGGACTACCGAACCGGCGACATCACCACTTACGCGCTCGCCGCGCAGGCTGCCCCGACGACCGCCAACGCCACCGCAGTCTTCTTCGTGGACATCCCCGGCTGGCAGGAAGCGGACGGAACCGTCTGGATCACCTGCGGTCACGTCGCGGACGTCATCGCCGCCATCCCCTTCAACTAGGCCCGGACGGGCAGAAAGGAGCAGCGCATGGCCGCCTCCAATGCGATCGTCGGACCTGGGTTTCAACTCCAGATCTCCGACGCGTCGATGACGAACTACACCGCCATCGCCGAAGTTCAGGACATCTCCGGGCCGGGCATGAAGACCAAGATGGTCTCGGTCTCTCATCAACTCAGCCCGAGCCGGTTCGAGGAAAAGCGACCCTCGATGATCGACGCGGGGGATATCACGTTCGATATCTCCTACGTCCCGACCGACTCGACTCACACCGGGCTCCTTGCCCTGCAACTGAGCCAGGCCGTCCGGAACTGGAAGATCACCAACCCGGGCAACGCCGTGGTGTGGTCCGGACGTGGATACGTCTCGACCTTCTCGACCAAGTGGCCCAAGGAAGACCGCCTCACAGCGGCCCTCACCCTCAGCATCGACGGCCCGATCGCCGCCGCCTAGGAGAGACATGGAAAGCACGCCGCAAAACCTCCCCGTCGCAACCTCCGCCGCGGAGATCCTCGCCGCGGACGATCTCCGCAACAAGCTCGTCCCCATCCCCCTCTGGGGCGTGTCCGTCTGGGTGCGCAACCTCTGGGGCAACGAGCGGGACATCATCGAGCGACTCGGCAAGAAGGAGAACACCTCCGCCCTGCTGACCCGCATGGTCACCTGGTGCGCCGTGACGGGCCCCGGTAGGAACGCTGGGAACCTCTTCACCCCCCAGCAGGTCGAGGCGCTCAACCGCAAGAACGCCGGCCCGATCGTCCAGCTTGCCAAGGTCATTCAGGAGCTTTCCGGGCTGACGGAGGACGACATCTCGGGGGTGAACAGTGACCTCCCAAACGACCTGAACGGCTCCGATGGCTTCGATACGCTGAGGCCTTCGGATGCACCGTCCCCGAGTTACAGCGCCGACTGAGTAGCGACGGGTTCACTGAACTCACCGACTACGAACGGCTGCACGGGCCGATCGGAACCGACCGGCTCGATGCACTCTTCGGTTACCTGGC